AAAGACTCGCCATCTCTGATCCCTTCGCTTATTGTATTTCTAATATTCCTTATAGTTATGTCATTGGTTTTACTGGCCAATTTATCAATCCTATTATGAGTATAATCCCTTACTTTTTTATTTAATCTAAATTCAGTTTCAGAATCATTGGCCATTTCTAGAGCCAATATAGCTTGCTCATTTATTAAATCAAGTGCAATTGGAGTTAATACACCAAGAAGTCTAGACTTAGAAGTAGCAATATTAAACAACCATCCTTCTAATTCTTTTTTAACTAATTTCTTGCTTTTGTTGTTACTTAAAATTTCTTTCCTTTGAGTTTCAAATTCTTCATCAACCGCTTTCTTATAAATTCTTTTCCAAGCTGATTGATTCTTAAAAAGAGCTATCCTAAAAAGTTCACCTTTAGAATATTCATCTAACTCTTTTTTTTTTGAACTCTTTTTAGGAGGCGAAGAAGCTATCGGGACCATATTTATAGGTTGATATATTATATCGCCTCCTGGCAGAATATCTAAATCTCTTTCCCTACGAATATCATTAGTCGTTAACCACTTATTATGACCTGCTTTCCATTCTTCTAGCCTATCTTTCTTATTAATTAAAGTAGGATCTATATACTTCACAATGTTGTTGCCTTGCCATGTTGGTATCAAAAAGGCATTAAGATGATCAATAAAACGGTCTAATTCAGGCTTAATAACATTTTCAATAAACACCCCTTTTGCTTCTCGTGCATTAGCTCTATTAACATCGTCAGTTATACCTAAAATTGTTTTACTAACTCTAAACATAACCATAATGTCATCTCTAGTCATATCTTTAAGTTCTTTAAGTGCCACTTCTGATAGTTCCATTCCTAATTTTTTATAATCTAAACCATCAGCCCCTTTTAAGATCATTGTTTTACCGGCATTTTCAGTTCCAGAGTATTGATCTTTAAATTGTCTTTTTAGTTTATTAAATTGAACAGCTTCTATTACTCCTTTTATATTTAATATCCCAGAAGGACGGCCTGAGTTAAAAATAGAATTTCTTGTCCATTTAGAGGCGTATTCTTCTGTTTCGATATAAAGTTTAGCCGCTTGTATAGTTCCTAAACCACGATGAGGATCATTAGGATTAGGCATTTTAAAATGAAGAATTTCACTTGTTTCAAATTTCTGATAAGTTCCACCAGCTTTCAAAAGTTTATAACCAGTAACTAATCCTCTTTTATTTTCTTCACCGTCTGGAAGTGTCTTTTTAGCTTCAACAGTTACTAAATCAGGCCTTAGTATATAAAGCTCTTTTGGTTTCTTACTCCTCTTACCTTTAGCCAAATACCAAAAACACTCACCATAAATTTTCATAAAGGTAAAGTGCATCTCTAAAAACTGAAACTGTGATGTTTCTGGATTAGGTCTTTTAATTAACTTTAAAAAGTCGTGGTTTATAACAGGAACTAAATTTTTACCACCTTGTTTAAACATTTCAAAATCAATCTTTGCCGCTTCCTCTGCAATAGCTGAAATAATTGTATAAACATAGCGTGAATATTGTTTGGCTAAGGCTGTTCTTGACCAACTACCAGGTAATGACCAACCCCAGATAGAAGAAATTTCTGAACTACTGCCTACAAAGAAGTTCTTAAATTTGCTAGTAGTCTTTTTAATAGACTTTTTTATGTCCATATTTATATTATATCACTATTATTATACGAAGGTAAAACTTAATTTACCACCGCTAATTAATCTCCAAACCATTTCAAGAGTATCTAAAATATCAAGATGTTCTGAATCGGGATAGTCCTGCATATGCTCCCACAATAAATTATCTCCTCTAAACAAAACCTGGCCAGTATTTATAAAAGGCTCTAAGCTTTCTATCCTTTCTTCTTTTTTCCTCTTTTGTTGAATTCCTTCAAAGGGAATATATCTTTTTTCTTTTTTGCTCTTTTCTTGAATAACACTCAAAAAATACTTTTGAAATTGAACAGCTTCTACTCCAAACCTTTCAAATTTATAAGGAAGATTAAAAACTGCTCTTATAGCTTCATTTGGTTTTAGCTTTTTACCTATACTTTCAACTTCATAAGCTTGGCCGTCTTTATCTACTCCTAAAACTACTATTCCAACAAGGCTTCCCTTTTTTGCTTCACCTAAAGCTGGATCCAAAGCACCATAATATTTTAGTTCACGTGGAAGATATTCATATTTCTTTGGCTTAAAATAGGTAAACTCATTTGCTCTAGGAAACAAAACTCTATAATACCGCTTCCAATCTTTACTTGTCGTTAATGTTTTCTTTTCATCTAAAGACTTCTTAGTAAATCTTCCTTCTGCTATTGCCTGTTTCAATCCAACTCTAACTTTATGAAATTTAGGATCGTTATAAGCATCTTCAAAAACACTATTTTCTATACAGTTCCCAGACATTACTAATTTTCCCCAACCTCTATTATCTTCGGGCATACGAACTATTTTAGAAAATTGCTCTTTGTGTTTAATAAGCCCTGCTTCTTCAAGAATAACTACATCTCCACCCTCACCAACCACACCCTCACCTTCCTTACTAATAGCCCTACTGTCAACAGAGGTAACAAATATCCAACCACCGCTAGTCCATCTTAAAACGTCTTTACTTACCTGAACCTTTAATCTTTCAAGCTGGCTGAAATCATGAGCATTAATTAAATTTTTATATAGACTGGAATGATCGCCAATATGAGCAATAATATAATCCATTATCTTTTTTGCTTTGTCTTCTGATCCACCAACAATAGGAACCTTTAACTGATAAAGAACGGCAAGACAGATAGCCGCAAGTGCGATCGTCTCTGTCTTTCCATATCTAGTTGGCGCTGAATCCCAAACCCAATGATATACCGGGTTAACAACTGACTCAAAAATCTCGCACTCACCAGTAGTCATAAGGTAAGGCTCACCTCTAGAATTTTTGAAGTATTTTTTAACTAACGTCTGAATGAACTTTGTTTTTTTTAGGTCCATCTTCACGTAAAACTTGTTGTAATAACTCTGCTATTTCCTTTGTGCTAGTCTCAACCTTTCCACTATGCTCAATCCTTTTGACTACATTCCATTCAGTAGGGAACCTAACTCTTAAAATCTCTAAAGCGGCCCGATAATCTTTAAGACTCCCCATATTTAAACACTTGATCAATTTTTCCTTATAAGTTATTATCCCAGCCTCAACCCGACTCCCAAAACTTTCACACAATATCACTCTTTCTCTTAACTGCTGAAGCTCCACCTTTTCTATTTCTGTTGAATCTTTTTTAATCTTTAAAGACTCTAACCTTTCCTTTTCTTCATTGCTAAAAGCCTTCCAACGATGACCTGTTGTTTCACTTATACCTGAAAGCACACAAGCATCCTTAAAAGTTTGGCCTTCTTCAATCTTGCTTATAATTAAGTCTTTAACAGGCTTAGCTTTATCATTCTCAATTAAATTTTTGATTAAATCTTTTTGTTCTTCCATTTTTTTACCTTTTACTTTATTTTACCACCATAAACCTTTTAAATAATTTTCAAATAAATATTCACTCACTTTACAATTAACCGCATTACCTAAAGCCCAATATCTATCTTTATCTCCAATTCCTTTAGTCCAACCATCAGAAAATCCTTGAAGTCTCTCACACTCTAAAATAGTCAGATCCCTAAAATCTTCACCATAAGCAACCTTTTTATTACCACAACCAAGCTGAGTAGTTAAAGTTCCAACCCTATCATAATCACCAATCAACTCGAGATTAAACTTCCTTAACTCATCAATCTTATAAACTCTTCCTTTGAAACTATTATCCTTTATGTCTTTAAATACTTTATTATTATCTAAAATAACCGGCTTCTTTAAATCAAAATCTTCCAAACTCCCTAAAAAGAATATTCTCTCCCTATTCTGCGCACTTCCATAATTTAAAGAATTTAATAATAAAACCCTCACAAAATATCCACTCGACTTAAGTAATTTATGAATCTTTAAATAAGTTTGACCTTTATCATGACTCAACAATCCTTTAACATTCTCTAAAATAAAATACTTCGGTTTTTTATAATTTAGAATATTAGCAATATATAAAATCATTATCCCTCGCGCATCTTTAAAACCTTTTCTCAATCCAGCAAGGCTAAAAGATTGACAAGGAAAACCACCTAACAAAATATCAAAGTCCTTTATATCTTCTAAATTAATTTTAGTTATATTCCCTAAATTTTCTCTATTTTTAAAATGACTATCATAAACTTTAACTGAAGTTTCTTTAATTTCCGAATAACCCATACATTCCCCTCCTATCTTTTCCAAACCAAACTCTAAACCACCAATTCCTGAAAACAAAGATAAATATTTCATTTAATTTTTATCAATTAATTCAATTAACTTATTACTATCCAAAACATTTTCTTTATTTCCTAACCTAAAATATTCTTTAATCTTTTTCAAATCATTAATATCTTCAAAATAAAAGACACTTCTAACTTTCAATCTCGGCGCATTTGGGCCATCAATACCTATAACATCTAACCTTTCAAAATCAATTTCTTCACCCTCAACCCTATTCTCTAAATCATTTAACCCAAATCCTATTTCTAACTCTTCACTCCCAAAACCAGATTTCTTTAACAACTCTTCATCGAAATTAGCCAACATATCCCAACTCCAATGACCAAGATTTTTATTTAATCTTAAATTTAATTCTTGTTCTTTTTTAAGATCGGGAATATCAACATAGACAACTGGAATAGTCTCATCCCCATTTTCCTTTAATAAAAAGTATCTTTGGTGGCCACCTATAATAATGTTCTTTCTATTTTCGGCTGAATTAACCACAATAGGCTCAACCATGCCAAACTTATCAATACTAGCCTTTAAATCCGATACTTCTTTTTTAGACATAGCACGAGGATTATATTCTGCTGGGTTCAACTCTGATAGTTTTATTTCAAATACTTTCATAATATCATTATGTTTTGCGGTAATTATAGGCCTCTCCCCTACCCTACTATGGGTCTCCCCTATTTCACTATTTTATGCCTAAGAAACCTCTTCCTTACCACTCCCCCACTCCTTTTTACAAAGATAAATGCTTTCTTTCGAAAGAACATTTCTTTTAATTACCTCATCAGGCAACGAATCAGCAAACCTATCTATCTTCAAATTAAAGCCTATTTCTCTTAATCTATCCTTGTAATCCTTACCATAAATCCTAACGTGGTCAGTCTGG